TTCAGCATCGGCGGGCGCGGTCGCCGTATTCCCGTGGAGAAGAAGTAATGGCCCAGCAACTCACCGATATGAGCATTGACGAAATCAGCCTCGTAGACGACCCCGCCAACGAGCAGGCGAGGGTGCTGATCGTCAAAGCCAAGAGCGGCAAGAAGGCCGCCACGAAGGGTATCGAAGTCGAAATTACGGAAGAGGACGAGTCTACGGACGCGGACGGCATGGAAGATGAGGACGAGAAGACCAAGCTCCTCATGGCCCGTGTGAAGAAAGCCATTGAAGGAATCGCGCCACGCGTGGCGCAGACGCTGGCAGGGAGTCCCTCTGCCGAAACCGACGCAGCCAACACGGCTGCCGCTTCACTCAAGGAGTATGTAATGGACATTGAAACGCTGTCCAAGTCACTTGAGGATGCCGAGGCAAAGTTGGCTGCACTTGCAAAGCGTGCCGACGAAGCCGAAGCCGCCCTCAAAGATGCTGGCGAGGTGATCAAGGCGAAGGACGCCGAGATCGAGACGCTGACCAAGAGCGCCGAAGTCGCTGCCGAACCGGCTGCGGAAGAGGACGTTCTCAAGAGCCTGCCGGAGTCGATCCGCAAGCGCCTTGAGGAGTCCGAGGCGAAGGCGCAGGCCGCGCAGGCCGAGATCGCCAAGATGCGTGAACAGAGCGAGTTGACCGAGGCGATTGCCAAGGCCAAAGACATCAAGGTCGGCAGCCCCGAGGTTGTTGGCCCGCTCCTCCTTCGCGTTGCCAAGGGAATGACGACGGTTGAGGACGCCGCGACGCTGGAGACCCTGCTCAAGGGTGCTGGCGAGGTGGCTGACCAGTCGGCGCTGTTCAAGTCTGTGGGAAGCGACGCCGCCGTCGATGGCGAGCCGGAGGAGCTTCTCAAGGCGAAGGCAACCGAGATTCAGAAGGTCAACACCGGCATGACCTTTGAGCAGGCGTACGTCAAGGCGATGGAAGAGAACCCCTCTCTTTACAACGCCTACGTTGCCAAGTCCAAGCGCCGGGCAGCGTAAGCAACCCTTTTCTTCGTAGGAGTTACATCCATGGCTTTCGACAATTCTGTCCAGAGTGTCTCGCTGCCTGCCGCCGCTGACCTCTCGGGTTCCCAGTTCAAGTGCATCACCGTCAACAGCAGCGGGCAGGCCGCTGTTGCTGGGGCCACCTCGCTGGTGGTCGGTGTTCTGCAGAACAAGCCTGCTGCTGCTGGCCGCGACGCCACCGTCGCGTACGCCGGTGTCAGCAAGGCCGTCGCCGGTGGTTCGATCACCGCGGGCGCACGCGTGACTGCGGATGCAAACGGCGCGGTGATTGCCGCGGCGTCGGCTGGTGATGCTGTCCTCGGCGTGGCGCTTTCTGGCGCTGCTTCTGGCGACATCATCCCCGTCCTCATCAACCCGTTCCCGTTCGCGGCCCTCGCGTAACGTCTTTCGTATAGGAGTGATCTAACATGAATCCGACCCCGGGCGACGTACACGTCAACCAGCCGCTGACCAACATCAGCGTGGCGTTCCTTCAGAACGCCGCCAACTTCGTGGCAACGCGGGTGTTCCCGAACATCCCCGTCGCCAAGCAGAGCGACCGCTACTACACCTACGAGCGTGGTGACTTCAACCGCGACGAGATGGCCCTTCGTGCCCCCGGCACGGAGTCGGCTGGTGGTGGCTATCGCCTCGACAACACCCCGACGTACTTCTGCAACCGCTACTCGTTCCACAAGGACATCCCGGACGAGGTGCGTGCCAATGCGGACGCGGTCCTTTCCCCGGACCGTGAGGCCACTCAGTACGTGACCCACAAGGCGCTGATCAAGCGCGAGAAGCTCTTCGTGGCGAACTTCTTCGCCCAGAGCGTGTGGTCCAACGACTACGAGGGCGTTTCCGGTTCGCCCTCCTCTGGTCAGGTGAAGCAGTGGAGCGATGCCGCTTCGACCCCGATTGAGGACATCCGCGGTGCCAAGCGTGCGATTGCCCAGTCGACCGGCTACGAGCCGAACAAGCTCGTGGTGGGCCGTGCGGTGTACGACGCGCTCCTCGACCACCCCGACATCATTGACCGCATCAAGTACGGTCAGGCCGGTGTCGGTT